TCCGCTAGAGGTTACCATCAACGGGGAGGCGGTTCCAGACCATCCACTGGCGAAAATCCTGGCGCAACCGAACCCGTCGCAGGCAGGGGCGGACTTCTGGCGGGACTTCGCGGCGTTCCGGCTCATCAGCGGCAACAGCTACGTTGAGGCACTCCGCGACAAATCACCGGCAGCATTGCCCACGGAGCTTTGGAATTGGGCGCCCTATGAGATGCGGATCGCGGCTCCTGATCGTGGATTCATCCCCCTTGGCTACGCGTGGGATGGCGCAGCCAGCGGCAACCCGGACGCCTCGCGCGCGTGGGACGTGGACCGCGTGACCGGTGCGTGCGACCTGGGCCACTGGAAAACCTTTCATCCGACCAACCGATGGTATGGCATGTCACCGCTCGACCCGGCGGCGCGGTCCGTTGACGAACACAACGCGGCGACGGCATGGAACACCAACCTTCTCCAAAACAACGCCACCCCGTCCGGCGTCCTGGCGACCAAGGGGACGCTCACCGACAAGCAATACGCGCGATTGAAGGATCAGATCGAACAGCGCATGGCTGGCCCGGAAAACGCGCGGCGCCCCCTCTTGCTGGAAGGGGACATGTCATGGATTCAAGCGGCGCTGTCGCCTACGGATATGGACTGGCTGGCCGGCAAGAAACTGAGCGCCCAGGAGATCGCGGCGGCGTTCGGCGTCCCCATGCAAGTGATACCGATTGAGGGAAGCCAGACGTTCGCCAACTACGAGCAGGCCCGGCTCGCACTCTACGAGGATGGCGTCCTTCCGTTGCTGGATTCTAATTGCGATTTTTTGAACGGCTGGCTTGTCCCCAAGTACCGCACGCCTGGCCTCCGGGTTGGGTATGACGTGGATCAGGTCGCAGCGCTGGAATCGAAGCGGCAGGCAAAGTGGGCGTCAATCAATACAGCGTCCTTCCTCACGATCAACGAACGGCGCGAGGCACTCGGCTACGCACCGTCCATGGAACCGGAGGCGGACATGCTCTGGATGCCGGCCGGACAGCTTCCATTGGGTACGGAGACGACCAACGAAACCGCGCCTTGAAGTACGGTGCCTAGCGCTAGGCTAGAGACACCACCAAGGAGCCTACCATGGACGAACGTCTCGCACTACTGACCGCAGAAAACCGCGCGGAGCATGCGCGCCTCGTGTCGCTGTCGCGCGACTACGAGGAGGAATCGGACCGCCTGGAACGCGAGGCGCGCGACGTCGCGGAGCGCTCGCGCTTCGCCTGGTCCACCGCGCATCGCATGCTCCAGCAGGCGGAGGCGGAATTGATCGAGGTTGAGGAAGGTTTGGCAGCGCTGGCCGGGGCGGCGTCATGAATCCAATCGTCTATTGGATCACGCGCGGACCGGTTCGCGGGCAGTGCGGCCACAAGCATCGGACGGAGGCTGGTGCACACCGCTGCCGGCATGCCGACGCGCGCGCGTGCCGCAGCGTGCGCGGCTACTCCGACCGTTGGACCATGGCCGTCCACAAAAACGGGGACGTGACCGGGCCGTATCTGGAAATGGAATAAATTGCTAAACCTACCATCGCGCGCGGCAAAACTCCGGGAGGCGGCACGGCAGGAGCGGCAACGCCTGGGCCTCGCGCGATCGGTAGCGAAACCGATGGCGGCGGAGCTTCGCCGGTTCGGCGCAGCATGCGCGGCCGCGGTCGAGGCCGGCGGCGACGTCCACGGTATGGGGCGGCTGGAGGCTGAACACCGCGCGCGCGTGGCGGACATCCTGCGCGCAGCATGGCGGCAGGCCGGGGCCATGGCCGTCCGCGACCTGGCGGACGCGGCAAAGGCCGGGTTCGGCATCCAGCGCAAGGACGCACTCGGGGACATCATCGGACGGATCGTGGACCGCATCGGGCTGCGCCACGCGACCGAGATCGCGCGCACGAGCGCCCGGAAAATCCGGGACGTCATCAAGAACGCGATCAGCCAGGAGGAGGCGCCGCTAGGGCAGGCGGAGCTAGGGAAGCTCATCCGGCAGCGATCGGACGACATGAGCGTTCCGCGCGCGAACATGATCGCGCGAACCGAGTCACACGCCGCGCTCCAGACCGCACAGGTCGAGACGGTCCAGGCCATGGACCTGCCCAACCAGCGGAAGGAATGGATCGCGGTGCACGATGCGCGCACGCGGCCGGACCACGCGGATACGGACGGGAAGGTCCTGCCGATGACGGGAAAGTTTCACGTCGGAATGACCACGATGGACCATCCAGGCGACCCGAACGCGACCGGCATAGACGCGGCCTCCCAGGTAATCAATTGCCGTTGCATCCTCGTTTTTAGCGCTGGACGGCACAAACCGCGGGAGATGCCGGAACAGGACCCGTGAAGGCGCGGCGCCTGGCGTGGCCGAAAGGTTTCCGCGCGGAATCGCTGGCGATTTGGTGGCGGTTGTATTGGGACGAGTGACGGGCTAATGACCGGAGCTAATGGCGGGAGCTAATGACCGGACCTTGAACGCCAAGGCCGGCGCGTCACATTCCGCCATGCTCTACAAACATGGCGCCCCTTCTTCGTTCCTCGGCGTCCGGTTCAAGTCGGATGAGGTTTCCGATGCTGGCGAGTTTTCCGGGTACGGCAGCACCTTTGGCAACATTGACCGCGGCGGCGACGTGTGCGTGGCCGGATGTTTCGCGCAGACCCTCAAGGCAATGCAGGATTCCGGCACCATGCCGGCGATGCTGTGGAGTCACGACACGTCCGAACCCATCGGGGAATGGCTGGAAATGGTCGAGGATTCCGCCGGCCTGAAGGTGCGCGGCAAGCTGTGGATCGACGGCCCGAACCCCGTAGCCAAGGCCATGCAGGTCCACCGACTCCTCAAAAGCAACGGACCCAAGGGCCTTTCCATCGGATACATTCCGCGGGACGCAGCCTTCGGGGAGCAGGACGGGCGCCGCGTCCGGCTTCTCAAGGCGGTGGACCTGGTGGAGTTGTCCCCGACCGTGTTCCCGATGAACCCGGCGGCGACTGTCACCGATGCAAAAGCCGGGCAGTTGACTTCCGCGGAGGACTGGCGAGACATGGCGGCAGCAGTCGCCCGACTCACGAGCGCAATCAAGGGATCATGATCATGCTGGACCTTCTCGCCACCGGCCTTCTTAACGGTGACATCGAACACAAGGCCGACGCCCCGGCGCCCACCGCTGCGGAAGTCAAGACGGCCGTTGATGGTCTGCACTCGGCCTGGACCGAGTACAAGCGGACCAACGATGCGCGCATCGAGGAGATCAAGAAGGGCAACGGCACGGCCAGCCTGGAAGCCAAGCTCGAAAAGATCGACGCCGAAATCAAGCGGCAGGGCGATATCGCGGCCCGCGTCTCGCAGATGGAAGCGGCGCTCCAGCGTGGCGGCAGCGACAAGGCCGACAAGTCCGGCATGACCGGCGCCGAGGCCGAGTACAAGGCCGGGCTGATCAAGTTCCTCCGGCACTACGACGACCGCGGCCTGCGCGAGTTGCAGGCCAAGGCGATGAGCGTCGGCTCCGATCCCAATGGCGGTTTCACCGTCACCGCGGACATGAGCGGCATGATCGCGAAGAAGGTCTTCGAATCGTCCCCGATCCGCCAGCTGGCGGCCGTGCAGCAGATCAGTTCGGACGCCCTCGAAGGCATCCGCGACAATGACGAGCCGGGCGGCGGATGGGAAGCGGAGACGACCACCACCGCGAACACCTCCACCCCGATCATCGGCAAGTGGCGCGTCCCCACCAATACCTACGCGGCCCGCCCGCGCATCACCCAACAGCTTCTTGAGGATTCCAGCCTCAACATCGAAGCATGGCTGATCCAGGCGTTGGCCGACAAGTTCGCCCGCGCCGAGGCGACCGCTTTCGTCACCGGTACCGGCGTGGCGCGCCCGCGTGGATTCACGACCTACGCGGCCGGCACCACCGCGGACACGATCGAACAGATCGTGACCGGATCGGCCGCTGCCGTGACGTTCGACGGCCTCATTTCGCTCGTCTACGGTCTGAAGGCGGACTATCGCAAGAACGCCACCCTCGCGGCCAATCGCTCCACCTGGTCGGCGGTCCGCAAGCTGAAGGATAGCCAGAACCGCTACCTCTGGGAGCCGTCGCTCCAGGCCGGCATGCCGGCCGTGGTCCTGGGCGTACCGACCGCCGAGTTCAACGACATGGCGGACGTCGCGGCGTCGAGCCTGTCCATCGCCATCGCGGACTGGAAGCGCGCCTATCAGATCGCGGACCGCGTGGGGATGTCCATCCTCCGCGACCCGTTCTCCGCCAAGCCCTATGTCGAGTTCTACGCTCGTCGCCGGGTCGGTGGCGATGTCGTGAACACCGACGCCATCAAGATCCAGAAGACGTCCACCTGATCACCTGGCCGGCAACGCGCCGGC